CGAACCCTGAGAATCAAACGAGGAATCAAACTGCCAGAGGTTTAAGTCGCTGGCCGTGAAGCCATCGTCAATGGTCGCTACCTTGATTGAAAAACCGCTACCAGTGCCGCCAATGCTGGCCGCTGTGGCGCTCAAAGTGTTGCCAACAACATAGCCGTTACCAGCAGTTGTCAGGGTCACCGTGGTCACAGTATTACCAGCCACCACAACAGTGGCCTTTGCGCCCGATCCAGAGCCACCAGTAAGGGTCACATTGGTGTAAGTGCCGTTGGTGTACAGTGTACCGCCAACCAAAGTGTTGAGCGTCAAAACCAAACCTGTGAAGGTGAACTGATTAACGCCGCCACCGATACCTGTGTTGTCAATGTTGATGACTTCAAGGCCGTTGTTGTAGCCGTTAAAAACTTGGTTGTTGCCGTCAACAGAGTTTACATAGATGCCGCGAGAGTATCCATGCGCCTCTTCTGTGATGGCTCTGTACCCGCCAATCTTGCGGGGACGGCCACGCTGAAAACGAACCCAGCGGCCATCGGTGTAGAAGTTCATGTCGAAGATCGTACCGTCGCGCTGGACGCCGGGTTGCGTATCAATCGCAAAAACCTTCTTGGTCATCAGTAAGTCCCACCAGCAATGCCAGATGTAAAGGTTCCCGTTGTTCCAGAAACCGAGCCAACAATTGCAAGCCCAGAGGCTGACAGTGTTGATCTCAATACGCCAAGGATGGCAATATTGAATTCACCAGCGGCGGCGTGATACACACCAGTCGTTGTTTCAGTTGCAAAATTCAAAGATGGAGAACTGACAGCGCCGTTATTTAAACTGATCGCAGAAGAGCCAGCCAAAATTGTGTTGGCGTTAAACAGGTTGACCGAGTCGCAAACCAGTGTGGCTTGGGAGCCGGGGGTCAGCGTCGCACTTGCTCCACTGCCCGTCGTTATGGTCAGCGTGTATGCGTTTGTGGTTGCATTGACAATGTAGTACACCTGCACCGTAGGGGGCACAACAATTGTCACATTACCAGTCAAAGCGCCTGTGTACTTCTGGATCACATTGGACGCCTCAGAGGCAGTCAGCGTGTAACTTCCAGAGGTCACCGCCTTGGTCAACTGGGTGAAATTAAACTGAGTCGATTTGCCAAGGCCAACCGTGTAGAAGGTTGTGCCACTGCACACAATAATTGCGGAGTCAGTTGGCTGAAGAATGATCGAAGAAGAGCCGTTGATTGTGTCGCCACTTGTACCAGCAATTGTCAATGCGCCAGTACCGCTATTACGAACAAACATGAACCAGTTGTCGCCAAGCGTAGATGCAAGGGTCAAGGTCAAGGTTCCTGCGCCACCCGTCCACACATAAGTGCTTGAGCGGTCTGTTGTGAGCGCCGTGTAACTTGAAGAGAAAGTTGTGACTGGCTGGCTTTGGTTCAGCGTCTGGCCGATTGCCAGCAGGCCGTATCCAGCAAGTGTGGCCGCATCAGCACCAGAGGAGCCGATACCGTACGCAATGATGCCCCAAGTGCCTGCTGTGGTCGCATTGGCGGTGATGTAGATGTACTGAGCCTGACCAGCGGCAATCGTGATGATTGTGTTCGCACCAGTGTAGTCTTTGACCGTCAGAGCGACAGCGCCCACATTTCGGATCAGCGCATCGTTACCCACCGAAGTCTGATTGGCGGGCGGCATCCACAACTCGTTTGCCGTGGAAGCGGTAGACACCTCCATGATTCGAGCGGCGGCATCGTCAGTTGCTGTGCCGTTGATAGGCCACTCCAACTGCAAGTCAGCGGTCAGAATGATGCGGCGATACGAGACATCTGTGGGTTGAATCACATTGCCTGTGAAGGGTGAGTTATATGACATGATCAGGTATCCAATACTGCGGCTTGACGGTCACCAATCCGCTGGACATCCTCTTGCTTGAGGGTCTGCATGATCTGGTCGTAATTTGCTTGCCACATAGGCATCCGCTCGTCGTTCTTGAGGAACGGCATGGACTGCAACAAAGACCCATACAGCAACGCCTGCGGGGCGTAAATGGTGAACCAGTTTGTTTGGTTTGAAGAGTCGAGCGGCTGAATGCGCTCGTAATACAACACCTCAAAGGTGTAATCAAGGGCTGGTGTAGGAACCACCAGCCAGTGTGTGTAGTCATAGTCGCCGTAATAGACTGGGACACCAGTCTCTGTGGCATCAGGCCAATACTCACGCAGGTATTCATACTTGCGAAGCAGGACAGGAGTGCGGCTACCAGCCACCACGACATTCATTGAAACTGTTTTGTGCCAACGAGCAGGCTTGTCAATGATGGCCTGAGTGGCCGTCATCGTGCTGGTGTTAACTGTCAGGTTACCCAAAAACTTAATCTGGCTGGCAATGATTTGCTCGGCCAACATAATGAAAAGAGGAATCTTCTCAAGCGTGGCGGCGTCAGACCGCTCCAGATATGACTGAATGTTTTCGACCAAGGAGTCGTATGTCATTACCGATGCGGTTGTCATTTATTCTCCTTATCCGACATTGCGCTCAAAGTGCGGGCAATCTACCAGCGATTTGAAGTTGCCGCCCCAGCGGTTTTTGGGGTGCATATTCTCCCAATACGCGCCCAGCGGAGCAAGGGTTTCCTTGTTCCAGATTATCTGCCCATCCTTGAAAAAGTTCAAGTCAATGGCGCACCTCTTGAGGTGGATGGAATTCATGGTCTTGGAGCGGCCAGCCTTGACATGGAGGGCTTGCTGTTCAGGTGTGCGGGCCAACTCCCCACCTGTGACCTTAAAACCAAGGCCAGTGGCGTATACGATCAGTTTGCAGGCATCCAGTAGGAATGCGGCTTGTTCGTCACTTAGGCTCATTCTTTGTCCTTTTTGCGCATTTCCATGACCTTCTCGACGGTGCGGCCACCAAAGTAGGCGGTCATCACCAACATACCCCATTGGCCGAGCAAGGCCACATAAGCCTCGTTGACCTCGATGCCTGCGGCACTTAGGCCAGCAAAAAGCAAATAGGCGGTCAGGATGTAGATCAGGGTGCCGGGGCGGATATTCTTTGACAGCCACGAGTCGGAGGCCATGTCAGCCTTCCAGCGGTCGCTAATATTGTTTTCTTGGTTTGCCTGCGCCTTGAGCAGTGCCGCCAACTCTTCTTGTTCAATGCGGGCCTTCTCAATGCCCAACTCAAGCAAACGCTCCTCGTGGTCGTATTGAAGTTGGCGAAGTTTCTCTACCTCGATTGGCGTTGGGTCGTCAGAAATTTTGATGCCAAGAGTCTTCTCGACAACTTCTTTGCCCTTTGCTTGGATCGCAGAAGACAAAAGGCCCAGACCATTCTGAGCCAATGTACCAAGGAGGGATGCAACAATTGGAATCATGTCAGTCCCGTCCAGTTACAGTTTTGAGTGATTTGTTCACTGGCACTTTTTCTTCCAAGATGGCAATGTGCATTCGGTTCTCGGCAATCTGGTCTCGGTTGCGCTGAATCTCTTTTTCAAGGTCTTGGCGCAGTTTTTCACGCGCCAGTTCAGCGCCAGTGTTAGATGCCTGCTTGTTGTCCGATGTAACAACAAGAGAAATCTTGCTGTTGAGGATCGTGACTTCGTGCGCCAAGTTTGACAGGGCGCTCATCAAATAAACGACGCAAGAAAATAAAAGCGGAAGAAGAGCAAAAGTGATCTTCTCTATAAGTTGTCCTTTGGCTTCCATACTTTGTATCTTTTCCTCGCTCATTTATAACCCCAAAACTTTTTTAATAAGTTCCCCAGCAACGCCGGGGCCAAACAGCACGCAGACAATCACGCCGTACAAGAGGTACTCAATCTTGGTCATGCGCTTTGAGCCATCGTCAAAGCGACCCTGAATACCCTCGTAACGCTGGGCGCAAATCGCTTCGTGAACGCTTAGACGCTTGTCAGTCTCCGAGGCAAGTTCGTGAACATCCGCCATACCCGCCTCACTCCGCCTTGGGCGCTTCTTCAAGCGCCTTGGCTTGAGGCACGCCTTGTTGGATGATTTCGCCGATCAGCATACTGACCTGCTCGTAAGGTTGCTTACCAAGAATAGCGAGGAGTGCGTTGACTTGGTCAACAGACAATTGAAGGTTAATCATTTAGGTTCCATCCCCATTAGGATCATTTTTTGGAGGCAAAGCAGATACAGTCCACACAACAGCACACAAACCGTTTGCATAAACTGGCAAATCTGAGGCAATCGCTTGTTCTGTACTTAGATCAAAATCAGGTCTGTCTTGAGTTACTTTAATTACAAAAGAACCATCTTCTGATGCAGTTGTACCAATGTACTTTTCCGCCAAATTTGAAGTATCCCCAAAATTTGTGTGCGGATTTCCGTTGCCAAATCTTGTTGTGTGTAAGGGTACTTGACAACAGAGCCGTCTTTTATTTTTGCGTATTCCATATTTTCCTCACAGTTTTTCTACTAACACAGAACCATAGTTAGCAAAAACTGAATTTGAATTGTTGTATATCTGAATATAGCCAGTGGCTGTAGTATTGATAAATGATCCGCCGCCACTAACGCAGGTAGCGTTGTTAGTTGCATAAGTTCTAGCGTTGTACGAGGATGTTGGACTGTCCATCTCATAGCCGCCTATCCATCCACCAGAGCCACAGGAATAGGAGTTCACTGTGTTTTGACCACCTCCGCCTCCAAACCCACCTGAATTTGAAGTGGTATAAATTGGTGAGCCTGTATTGTCATATCCCCATGACCCATATCCGCCTTGAACAAAAGGATATGCCAAAAGAAATGCATTTCCTACGGCTGATGAAGAATACGCGGCTGGATTGTCGTATGGGTTCCATGTTTTATTAAAAGTATTATCGGATGCGGCATTGGTTATAAAAGCAGGGTAGAACATACCTCCACCGCCGTTTGGCCCACTATTTATTGGCGTTCTTGCCCCCCCAATAACGCGGGTTGCCGCATTTTCATTATTTACTCCAGAAGGGTGGAAAGCAAACCTGTACCCCGGAGCATACCTACTGCCTGCGCCCGCAACGCAAATTACTTCTGTAAGTGAAGTAAACGATAATCCTGCTTGAGGGTCGCTTATATACCCCGCTTGGACTCTAACAACAAAAGTTCCGCCACACCCAGCGGCGGATGCGTTGGAGGGCGATACCCCACCGGGTTGGCCGCACAAAATGTAAAGTTTTTCACCTGCTGTCAAAGTAATTTCTACAGCCATTTGTGCGCCGTAATAACCACCTCCTAGCGAGCCATTATCCCCAAGGCCAGTTGGCGCCTGAGCAGTAATTCGATAATTCCCTGTTGCGGGCACAGTCCAAACTTGAATACCCGAAGTAAGGCAATTAAAAAATGTAGTGTCGTTTAACCAAGGGTATGTTGTCGTGTTATAAAAAGCCAAACACTGAGTGCGGGTTGGCCCGATGTATCCGCGCAAATTGGTCGTCTGGAAAGTAAATGATGTGAACGGGTAAAGCGCACCACCACCGCCACTTGTAAAGCCAAACCCTTTTGCAGAAGCCGCGCCCCTTGTTATTGGTAAAGGCATATTTACTCCTTATGCAAACTTGGTTTGTGATGCAAGAACAGTCCAAGTGTTGGAGGCCGTCTTTATAACGGTGTAAGTGTAAACATCAATTGAATTTGCATTACCTGAACTTGGTGGTGATCCACCTTGCCATTTTATGGTCGTACCACCCGCACCAGCATCAACCAAAATGCCCGTTGGGTAATATGCAGTACCGCCATTAGTAGAAAGAAGTGCTATTGTCATTGACTGACCAACAGAAAGAACATCATTCAAAAGTGCTGATCCACTAAAAGTTAAATTTTGTGACCAGTTGGCAGAATTATTGCTTGTGTAATAAGTAACAGAACCACCATAAAAGAAGCCAGTATTGTTTGTGTTGCTGTTGCTTGCAACAAGAAATACATTTTCAGCCGCATCCTGAAGAACAGCGGCAACTGCAACATCGGTTCCTTGAAATGTTTGCCTTCCAGTCCATGTGTTGTTGGCTGAAAGAGAAACACCAGAGGCTGGCGCTGTTGATTGCCAAGTTGTGCCATTGGATGTCAGAACATTGCCAGCGGTGCTTGGGGCCACAGTCTGCACAGCAGAAGTGCCGTTACCCAAAATTACATTGTTTGCGGTCAGGGATGTAGCACCAGTGCCGCCGTTTGCGACAGGCAATGTGCCAGTCACAATGGTGGTCAATGAGCAATATGTCGTTGATGTCGAACCCGTACCGCCGTTTGCGATAGGCAAAGTCCCAGTCACACCAGTGTTCAAAGGCAAGCCAGTCAAGTTGGTTGCAGTTCCGCTTGATGGAGTACCAAGAGCGCCGCCATTTACAACAAATGCGCCAGCGGAGCCAGTGTTCACGCCAAGAGCGGTTACGACACCAGTGCCTGTTGTAGTCGTCGCAGGAGCCGCACCAGCACCACCACCAATGACCAAAGCGTTGGCCGCAAGAGCGGCAGAGGATGCCCATGCTGACCCGCTTGTAAAGTAAGGCACGCCGCCACTTGTTCCAGCCACGGTCAAAGCCAATGTGCCAGAAGTTGTGATTGGAGAGCCAGCAACAGAGATCAAGCCGCCAGTAAAGGTCTGGGCAACGCTTGAAACAGAACCCGTAGCACTTGTTGAGGACGCCAACAACTTTACCGTGCCAGCACTGTTCTTGAAGTACAACTTCTCGTCTAGGGTGTTAAGCGCCAACTCTCCAGCAACAAGATTTCCAGCGGAGGGGACTGCCGCCGAAGTGGCGCTGTAATACAGCGAAATAGGGGTGAAGTTTGTAGCCGCCATTAGAAGGTTCCTCCTGAGATACCGCCAGTTGTGCCTGTCCCAACGGTCAGCACGCTTGTGGATGAATTATAAGAAAGGTTTGCTGATTGAGCCAGCGCGCTGGTGCTTGAGGCATACAGTACCCCATTTGCCGTATATGACGACAAATTGGTGCCGCCATTGGCAACAGGCAAGACGCCAGAGACACCAGTGGTCAACGGGAGACCAGCGCCTTGATCCAAGTTATAGGTGTCACCAACTTGAATCTCTTCAATTGAGACACCATCAATTACGAGTGGGTATCGTGCCGTCATTTTCTATTCCTCAAAATAAAGCCACATTGACTGTGGTTACGCCGTTGTGCAACAAAACAGGCAAGTAACCGCTTGCAACCGAAATCTGTACTGACGATGCGTCATGCAACACAACTGGCAAATATGTTGGATTCAACTGCCAAGCAGGAGCAGTTCCAGTTGACTTCAATACTCGACCAGAAACGCCAATTGGCAATTTTGTCAGGGTTGTAGAGTCGGTGGCATACAACAAGTCACCAGTTGTGTACGAAGACTGCCCAGTGCCTCCAAGCGTAGCAGGAACCGTCGTCAAAGAAATGGTCGTGCCAGTTATGTTAATTGGCGACGCGCCGACATAAACCAACGCTGAACTAATCTGAACAAAAGTAATGTTTGTCTGCCCGAAGAAAATTGGGCCAGTTGTTGAAACATCATAGACTTCGCCAGCGCCTGTAGCACCTGCTTGAACAAAAAACGCATCGCCATTACCCAGAGCGTTTTCGCTGTTTGGTGAGTAAGTGTCTGCATCGGTTGCGCGGGTCAGTACCCAGTTTGTTGAAACGGTTCCAACCACAGTGACGGTGTACACACCGTTTTGTATGGCGTTGGTTTGGTTGTAAATCAAAACACGCATACCAACGGTTGTCAGCACTCCATCAATGGTCAGTGCAACCTGTGTGCCAGCATTGGTCAGAGTTGCGCCAACACCAGCATTGATGACCGATGGAAGTGTTGGAGAGCCGTTTGTCAAACCAGTGATGGGCGTCCCGCCATAAGTCAACGAAATCTGACAAGCCGAGCCAACAAGAGCCACAATCCAATATTGAGTTCCAGCGGTCAATCCGTTGCCAGTAGAAGTTGTGAACTGATCACCGACTACTGGGGTGTACCCAAAAAATGTAATGTCTGTGCCGTTGGCAATCTGGATAATGTTGGAGTTTGTTCCACCATTTGCGTAAGTCGAAGTCAAGTTTCCTGCCGTATTGGGAGACTCAACATAAACAGGAGTGTGGTAATGAATGCCAGTTGCGGCAATGGTGTCCACATATTGCTTGGTTGCCAACTGCAAATTAAGCGTTGGGTCTTGTGTAACGGTAACCGAAGTCAATCCAGCCAAAGCAGGTGCCGTTGCACCCAATGCAATGTTGGTTGTACCGACAGTCAACGAACTGTTTGTCAACGATCCATTGGCAATGTTGGTCAATGTATTTGATGACCCACTGATTGTTTTATTGGTCAGCGTTTGAGTCGCATTGTTTGTCGTAACAGTGTCTGACGCCACGGCGGCGGCAGTCATGTTGTAAGTGCCGCCAGAGATGTTCTTACCTGTAAGAATCATCGTGGAAGGCAACGACAAAACAGGTGTTTGTCCACCAGTTGATGCAATCTCGTTAGCCGTACCAGACACAGAAGTCACCGCACCAATGTCAGTGGGGGAGATCGTAATGTTGGCGGCGGCAGTCAATTGGCCTTGGGCGTTGACTGTGTAACTTGGGACTTGAGATGTCGAGCCGTAACTTCCAGCAGTCACGCCAGTGTTGGCAATTGAAATAGTTCCAACAGAAGTGATTGGGCCACCTTGCAAGCCAGTCCCAGTAATAATTGATGTGACACCAGTACCAGCGGCAATAACTTGCCACGAACCGTTGATGTAGCCTTCAAAAAGGCCAATATCAGTGTTGTAGCGGAACATACCGTTTACGCCAGTTGGGCGCTGGGCGGTTGCACCAATTGGCATGGTGATGCTGGCCGTACCGGGGATTATCGGGTTGGACGCAATACTAATGATTGGAACCGTTGTTCCATTCAAAACATTGATCTGATTGTTTGTGCCGCCAACATTGG